CCAAAACTAGAAGTAGATCATGGTATTGAATCTGTAAGAAATGTTTTACCAGACTGTTGGTTTGATAGAACAAAGTGTAAACAAGGATTAGATGCTTTAAGACAATATAGAAAACAATGGGATGAGAAGAACCAAGTTTTTAAAAATAAACCTCTCCATGATTGGTGTTCACACGCATCTGATGCGTTTAGGTATGGATGTGTATCCGAACCTTTAGATACATCATCATGGGATAAACCAATTAGGGTAGATACAAAATACGTAGTATGAAGAAACAAAAAAAATCAGAACAAGAAATATTATCAATTCTAGCAAAAGAAATACATAATTCATCAGGTTATATTGGTGGAGAAATTGTAGCTAGAAGAAAAAAATCATTAGAATATTATTTAGGTAATCCTCTTGGAAACGAACAAGAAGGAAGATCACAAGTAGTTTCTAATGATGTAATGGATACTGTTGAAAGTTTAATGCCATCTCTTATGAAGATATTTACTTCAGGAGATAATGTATTTGCTTGTGAAGGTGTAGGACCTGAAGATGAAGAAATGGCAAGACAAGCTTCAGATTATTTAAACCATATTTTCTTAAAAGAGAATAATGGATTTACATCATTATATACAGCATTCAAAGATGCACTTATTCAAAAAAATGGAATTTTAAAAGTATATTGGGATGATTCAGATAAAACTGAAAGAGAAGAATATACAAGATTAACAGATGATGAATTTAATGATTTAGTTTCTGATGCAGAAGTTAAAGTTACTAATCATACTGAATACGAAGAACCTATTACAGATGATAGAGGAAAAGAAATAGATAAAATTCCTTTACATGATGTTGTTATTCATAGAACAAAATATTATGGTAGAGTTAGAATAGATCCAGTTCCACCTGAAGAATTTTTAATTGAAAGAAGATGTAAAGATATTGATTCAGCAAACTTTGTTGCACACAGAGTTAACAAAACTAAAACTGAATTAATAGAAATGGGATACGATCCTGACGTAGTTTATTCATTACCAACAGGTGATGGTGAAACTTATTCGGAAGATAAATTTGTTAGACATCAAAATATAGATTTTGGTAGAGGAGAATCTACTGGAGACAAATCTACTGACATGGTTTTAATTCATGAGTGCTATATAAGAATGGATGCAAATGGAGATGGTGTAGCAGAATTATTAAAAGTATGTGTAGCAGGAGATGGTAAAAAATTATTAGATGTAATGGAAGTAGATACAATTCCATTTATATCTATGACACCTGTTATCATGCCTCACAGATTTCATGGTAGATCTATTGCAGAATTAGTAGAAGATATTCAATTAATTAAATCTACTGTTATGAGACAAATGTTAGACAATATGTATCTAACAAATAACAATAGAGTTGCCATACAAGATGGTCAAGTAGCTATGGACGACTTATTAACTAATCGTCCTGGAGGAATTGTTAGAACTAAACAACCACCTCAAAATGTTATGATGCCTATTCAAGCACAACCTATTACAGAACAAGCTAGTGGTATGTTAGCATATCTTGATGCAGTTAAAGAAACTAGAACTGGTGTTAGTAAAACAGCACAAGGATTAAATCCTGATAGTTTAAATAATAAAACAGCTACTGGTATGAACCAAGTATTAACTCAATCTCAAATGAGAATGGAGTTGATTGCAAGAATTTTTGCTGAAACTGGAGTTAAAGATTTAGCACTTAAAATGTTTGAGTTGGTATGCAAGTATCAACAAAAAGAAAAAATCGTAAGAATCAGAGGTAAGTATATACCAATGAGACCTTACGAATGGAAAGACAGAGTTAATGTTACTATCCATGTTGGATTAGGTACAGGATCAAAAGAACAACAATTGATCCTGCTTAATGCTATTTTAGAAAGACAAATGCAGGCTATTAACCTTCAACAGAATGTTTATGGTCCAATGGTTAATTTAAGAAATATATATAATTCCTTAAAGAAATTAGTTGAAAACGCAGGTCTAAATAGTATAGAACCTTTCTTTATGGATCCAGATGTAGGAGCAGCTCAAATGCCACAACTTCCACCTAAACCACCTACTGAATTTGAGAAGGTGACTTTAGCACAGGTTCAAGGTGAAAACCAAAGAGCACAGCTAAAAGCTGAAACAGAAGTTAAACGTATTGAAGCTCAAATGAGACAAAATCTTTTAGACTTTGAATTAAAGATAAAAGAAATTGAACTTAAATATGGATCTAAGATAGATGAACTTGAGTTGAAACGAAGATCTATGATGGAAGCAGAAGATCTAAAATCATCAGGTAATCTAATGAAAGAAATCATTAAAGGACAAGAAAACTTCTTTAATACTAAACAACAAATAGATGGACAACAAGGAAACGCAAATACGCCAGGGCAAACGAGCAGAACAACTGCTAAATGATCCCTTGCTTAAAACAGCATTTGAAGATCTTCTTGAAATATATAAACAAGAAATCTTTAATACAAAATTCACTGAGTCTGAACAGCGTACATACCTTTGGGTAGCCTACAATCTTGTAGACAAAATCAGAGGTCATTTACAAAGTGTTATGGCTAGTGGAAAACTAACTCAACAAGAGTTAGATCAATTAAATAAACGAAGTTAAGCTAACGCAACTTCAAATTCGTCAACCATGAAAGGAACGATATGGCAGAAAGTACTAATGTACAAGGTGCTGCTGACAAAATAGCTGGAATCTTGGAACCGAAAGGTCAACCACAAAAGACTTCAGAAGAACCGAAAGCAGAACCATCAGAAAATCCTGTGGAACAGGAAGTTCAAAACAGTCAAGCTCAGTCTGAAGCAACTGAAGAACAAATTTCTGAAAATACTGAGACAGAAGAAACTACAACAGAATTACAAGAGGAACCCAATCTCCACCGATTAAAAGTCAATGGTCAAGAGATAGAGGTCAGCCTCGATGAACTGAAGGCAGGTTATTCTAGAGACTCAGATTACCGACAAAAAACTCATAATTTAGGTATGGAAAAGCGTGAGCTTGATAACCAAAAGGAGAGTTTTCGTCAAACTTATGATACTCGACTACAAGAACTCAATGATTTAATTGCAACTGCTGACGCAACTGTCAGACAAGAACAAGGAAGTCATGATCTTCAAAAGCTTTGGGAAGAAGATCCAACAGCTGCAGCACGACTGGATTACCAGATGAGACAAAAAACTAGGCAGCTAGATGATGTACGATCTAAAGCAAGAGAAGCTCAACAAAAACAATACGATGAATTCCTTAATACACAGCGAGAGTTAGCAGCACAAAAAATACCTGAGTTTGCAGATCCTAATAAAGCAGATCAATTTAAAGTTAGTATGCGTAATTCATTACGTAATTATGGTTTTAATGATCAAGAAATAGGATCACTTGCTGACCATAGATTTCTTATGGTAGCAAAGGATGCAATGAATTATCAAAATTTGAAAGATAAAAAACCTATCGTTCAAAAGAAGGTAGCTAATGCTCCTAAAGTAGTAAAAGCTGGTGTTGCAAAATCATCAACAAGTTCTGGTAGAGAAGGCATAAGAAATAAAATCAATCGGTTAAGCAAAACTGGACATCTTAAAGATGCACAGAGTGCTATAATGGATATGATTAATCTTAAATCTCAACAAAGGAAATAAAAACAATGGCACAACCAACTAATACGTTTGATACGTACGATTCAGTAGGTGAAAGAGAAGATCTTTCTGATGTTATCTATAACATCTCACCTACAGATACGCCATTCCTAAGCTCAGCAGCTAAGACACAAGCTACTGCAGTCCTTCACGAATGGCAAACCGATGCACTAGCATCTGCTTCAACTTCTAACGCAGTTATCGAAGGGGATGAAGCAACTTTAGACGCTGTTACTGCAACAACTAGATTATCTAACTCTTGTCAAATTATGGACAAAACAGTTGTAATCTCAGGTACGCAAGAAGCAGTTGACAAAGCTGGTAGAGCATCTGAATTAGCTTACCAAATCGCTAAAAAAGCTAAAGAGCTTAAAAGAGATATGGAAGCACAAATTACAACTAACAATGCAGAAGTTACAGGTTCAGCTACTGCTGCTAGAGAAATGGGTTCT